CCTGCTCGGCGCCAGCCTTCAAGTTTTCGACCCTCCCCCCCCTATCGTTTCCAATGGTGGTTGGGGTCGAGCGGCTCACCATTGCGATCGAAACCTTTGTTTATCTCGATGCGTTGATGCGAACCCTTGCCATATCCTTTCTCGGCATGGCTTTGGTTATCACACCTACTGCACAGGCTTCTCAAGTTAGCCATGTCATAGGCGAGGCGTGGGTGGCTGAGCCTTGGCCTGATGTGGTCTACCCTGGCCTGGCCTGGGCCACTGACATCAGCACCGCACTTGACGCAACGGTAGTGGTCACGCAGCAGCACGAGGCGGCGCACATAGCGCCATCGCTTCGAGTAGTAGAAGGGGGAGCCTGATAGCTTACGCTGGGCAACACCCCGTCGAGGCGGCCCAGCCAGGTGGCTAATGTCCATGTTGTGCCTCATTGTCAAGAAGAAACCACATGTAGCCGTTGCACCGGAACATGGGTTCGTATGGTGCGGCCGAGCATCAGCATCGAGACGGTCGCCTTGCCATCCGGGCTCAGCGCATCGAGCACGCCGAGGATACGTTGGCCGAACGCCTCGATTTCGACGGCATCGCCGATGCTGAATTGCTTGCCGACCATATCGAAGCCGCGGCTTCGTTCGCGGTCCATGATGTAGGCGACATCCTCATCCGAGAGTTTGGCCGGAATGCCGGGTTGCAGGCTCATCAAGCCGACGACGCAGCCGATCGGCATAGCCGGCCAGCCTCGCCAGTCCTGCGCGAACAGCATTCGCGGAAAGAGCGGCCGCAGGACGGTCACGGCGCTGCGGCTGCGGCCATGCGGGTGGACGAGGCAGCGATAGCGCGGCAGGTAGACCCGGTATCCAGCGAGCCTCAGAGACCGCTCGGCGGCGTCCTCGGCAGCCGGCCGCGTCTCGACGATGACCCAGGGCGGCGGCATCACACATCCCATCCGCCGAGTGCGCGGCTCCACTGCGGCAGCAGCGCCGCCGGCACGCGACGAATACCGCGCTCGTAATTGTCCATAGCCGTCACCGTGACGCCGAGCTGCCGCGCGAGAGCGGTGCAGCCGAGCCGGGCGCGCCGCCGGCGGGCGAGAAGCTGCGACAGTTCATCGGTGGTGAACTGCACCCGTGTGACGAATTGCTCAGCGCGTTTGGTCATGTCGGGTCGAGCGGCTGGGTGGTGGCGATCGACACCGCGTCGATGCCGCCATCGCGGAACATGATCGCGTTGATCGCGTCAAGATCCGGGCCGACATGCTCGCAGCAGCCGCAGGGCTTGCGCCAGACGATGACCCAGCCGAGGCGCTCGGGCAGCGGCGCGGTGATGACCGCGAAGCCGGAACAGGCGTGCGCGTCGGGCGGCTGCTTGGCGTGGCTCATCGCTCGGCCCGCTCCTCGAATGCGCGGATGCGGCCGAGCACCCAGCCGATGACCGGCACCGCCATGCTGTTGCCCAAGCTGCGATACCTGGGACCGTCCGCCGCCGGCTTGCCGCGGTACTCGATGGCGGTGAAATCGTCGGGAAAGCCCTGGAGGCGCTCGCACTCGCGCGGCGTCAGGCGGCGGACGGACATGCCACCACCAACCGCATGCTGCTTCCCGCTCCGGACGGTGAACATGGGATCGCCGGGTTCGCCAATGCCAATGCCGGCGCGCGGATCGGTGGTGGACTTGCCGGTTCGGGCGCCGGCCTCAAGGATCGGGATGATCGGGACGACATGCGGTATGGCGTTCGGGCACAGTCCCCGGTCCTCGCCCATGCCGCCGCCTTGCAGGGACATGGCAACGTCACCGGCTGTGCCGTTTCGGATGTCGGCGACGGCGACGAACGTCTCGCTCTCGCCATCGATGCGCCCCGCATGCGCGTTGAGGCTGCGGGCGATCAGGTTGTGGCCGCGAAAAGTCTTTCCCTCGTGGGTGTAGGTGCGGTTCTCGCTGGTGCTGATCGGGTCGGCGACGGCCGGGATCAGGGTGTGGCGGTCCTCGCGGTCGATGCCGCCGTCAGTGCCGCATAAAGACTTGGCGGCAATTCTTTCCCCCGCTTCTCGGCGCGGCGCAGTATCCCCGCGCAGGCTCTCGGGCTCAAAAAGTACCGCTGCGGCAGGGCGCCAGTCTCCAAGATGTCCGACAACGAAGACGCGGCGGCGCCGCTGTGGAATTCCGGCAAACTGAGCGTCAAGCGTCCGGTAGGCCCACCCATACCCGCATTGCTCCACTGTCCCGAGAAAGGCGCCAAAGTCCCGTCCGCCGTCGCTCGACAAGAGGCCGGGCACGTTCTCGAAAACAAACCAACCGGGCCGCAGGCGCTCAACCAGGCGAAGGGCGACAAGGGCCAGGTTGCCGCGCGGGTCATCCAGTCCGAGCCTGCGCCCGGCGACGCTGAACGATTGGCAGGGCGATCCGAAGACGACGAGATCGACAGGCGCAATTGCATCAGCGTCGATCCCTTCGACATTTCCGAGGTTGGGTGTTCCGGGGAAGCGGGCGGCGTGAACCGCCGACGCGAACGGGTCGATCTCGGCCGACCAGCGCCAGTCGAAGTGCGGTGCGGCGCATTCCGGCGCGCCGATGCCGCTGAACAGCGTGCCGGCGATCATCGCTCGGCCCGCTCCAGCATGGCGCGCCAGAGGGCGCGGACGAGGGCACGCTGGTAGGCGCTAGTGACGCCGCCGGTCGGCAATGCGCGGTTGAGCTCCTCGCGGGCGGCTTCGAGCATGTCGCGGCTGGGCTCGGCGAGCGTGTCGAGCACGAGGTCGACGATATCGTCGGCGTGGTCGGCGAGCGTGTTGGCGCCGAGTCCGTCGAGATAGGCGGCGACGTGCCGGGTCGCCACCTCGCTCAGGCATTTGGCGGCGGTTTTCACCGGCTGCGGCCTCGACTGCCGGGCGGCAGGCCGACCTTGCGGTTGAAGTCCTCGTGCAGCGCGTCGAGCCGGTCGTGCAAGGTGCGCGGCGGTTTGGTGCTATCGGCGCGCGGCTTCCATGAGTGCCGGCTGGCGTGCCCGACGATGACGTTCTTGGTGACTTCCTTTGCCGGTGTGGTGAACTTGGCGGCGATATCGGATGCGGACATGTCAGTGGTTTCCCATAGCACACGAGCCTCGGCCATTTCGCTGACGGTGAGTATTCCGGCTCCTGGTAGTGCGCCGCGCATCACCGGATGACACCGAACAGCAGCAGGATGAGCAGCACCACGAGCACGACGCCGAGGGCGCCGGCCGGGAAGTAGCCATACGACGCGTAGGGTGTGCCGCCGTACCAGTGCGGCAGGCCGGCGATCACCAACACCACCAGCACGATCAGGATTATGGTCACTGCGGACATGGTGTCCTCCGTGTCATGCCGCCACCATGCCGCGCAGGGGCACGCCCCAGCGCTCCAGGTGACCGAGCATTTCGGTGACGCTGGTGGCGATGGCGATCTCGCGCACGCCGGCATTGACCAAACGCTGAAACATCTCGGCTTGGCCGACGAGCACATACGGGCTGCCGCGGCGGGTGCGGACGATGCGGGTCTTCGACAGCCGCCCGGTGCCGGGCCGCTTCAGTTCGATGCCGTACACGCCACCGTGCAGGACGAAGATATCCGGCAGGCCGCGCTTCAGGCCGACGCGGCTGTGGCGCGCCTGCTGCTGCGGTGACAGTTGCGACGCGCCGGCGGGGTAGGCGAACCACAGCGCGGGCGGCAGCAGCAGCGCGTCGAGCGCGCGGGCGCAGGCTTCGTGGATGTCGCGCTCGAGCGGCACCGGCGGGCGCAGGCGGAACGGCGCGGTCATCGCCACCATCGCAGAAGCCGGCGCAGCCAGTGCATACGAGGGTTGGGTGAAATGATTTCACCGCGGCACATTTTCTCCCAAACTTCCTTAAGCTGCCGCACCTCCTCTTCGGTGAGCTGCCGATTGGGTGTGAGCGGCGCGGTCATTGGCCGGCGCGCTCCCACAGGGTTCGCGGATAGGCGCCGCAGGCTCGGCACTGGCCTGAGGGAGCGATGGCCGGCGGGCCGCGCTCGACCCAGCAATGCTCGGGATCATGGTTGCACGTCGCCGGCTCGACGAGGGCGCGGCGCGGACGGTAGGCCGCGAACAGTGCGAGATCGTCGGCGGTGAAGTGGCGTTCGCTGCGGGTTCTCATTGTGTCACCGGCGCCGGGAAGATCACCGGCACGAGCAGCAGGCCGAGCAAGGCGAGCGCGATCAGGATGACCAGCGGCAACCACTCGTGGCGCGAGATGCGCGGCATCAGCCAAACAGCGTGGGTTGCGCATGTTTGCGCTCTGGTAGCTTTAGAACTACTCCGGTTGTCTGCCGTATCTTTTCTTGAAATCCTTTAAAATGCGGATCGGTGGTATCCCGGGGAATAATACCGTGCCCTAACCCTTGATTGATGTGTGTCGCCACGAGCCAGAAGTTGCCAATGTCCTCCCGCCCGGTTTCGTAATAATGATCAATCTCACTGGCCCCAGGTATCCGGCGCCCTGCTTGATCGAGAAGTTGCACACCTGATACCGGGCATCTTCCGCCATAGAAACGCTGGCAAATGTAAATGAGTACGGGTTCGTGTTTTTTAGCATTGGCTCTGCGCTTGCGGTTCATCCGCTCATCAATCGCTTCGACCTTGTGCCCAAGCTGATCAAGCTTTAAGTCGAAAGCATCAACTTTCGTCTCAACACGGTTAATCGCCGTGTCTTGCGCATCGAAGCGGATTGCCAACGGGCGAACGAGTTCTCTGATCGCCTCCATAAACTCTGCATGCGACGTGATATCGGGGCGTGACTGAAGCAAATGCTCCATCGCATTAAAAGCATGAATATATTGTATCCTGAAATCGAGAGCCTTTGGTCCGATCCAGCCTTGCACCAACAAGGTAAAGCCATCGCGTGTCAAGTCATACGATGGCTCAAGCTTACCATTCTCGCCAAGATAAGGAGCAGAACGAAACCATCCAGCAGCAACCAAGTCTGGTTTCTGATCTATGAGGATTTTCAGATCACGCAAAACGTGATGATGATATTTGCCGTATTCCTTGCCAACGTCCCGGCTATTAACAACCGGCACCCGACCATCGGCTCGCAAATGCAGTCGTTCACAAAGCGCCGGAAGTGAAGTCAACATTCGTTTCCTCCCGTGTCGTCCCATCTGGCGCCGCGCATTTTGAGGTCGAGCGTGTCGAGCCACCATTGCGCGGAGTGTTCGTTGTCGAGGCCGGTGAGCCCTTCGATGGCCGCCATGCGGTCGTGATCGTTCATCGTCGCGATGGCGAAGCGCATCACCTTCTGGACGAGCTGATCCTTGCGGTGCTTGGCGAGAGCCTTGCCGCGCAAAGGCGCGGCATCGCCGCGCAGGGGAGCGCAGCGACCAAAAGGATCACCTTCAAAATCTAAATCTAACTTGCCGTTGCCCCCCGCGCGCGCGCGCGCGGGGTTAGTTATTCCTTCTAAGGAAGTAAGATATACTCTTCTGTCCTCTGTCGCGCGCGCACTAGGGCGGTTTTTCGCGTCGCCGGACCCGTTCCACACGCCGGGTAACGCGTTCTGATGTGCGCTCTCGGACGCGTTCTCTATCGGCACAAGAACGCGGTTTGCCAGCCACCGTATCTTTCGATTACGGGCACTTAGCTGGCGTTTGAAGGTATCGATCGCGAGCTTTGAGAGGAAGCGATGGTAAAAGCGACCGTCGTTGCATAAAAGGAAGGCGTGTAGAGCCTCGATTTTCAATTTTTTGAATCTTTTTACGTCGCGGCCGAGGTCGGCCAGCCGGGTTAAAATCCGGTCGTCGGCCGGCAGGCTTGCGGCGGGCACCTGATGCCAGCACGCCCACCAAAGATTGTGCGCGGCGCGATAGCCGGCATCCGATACCGACGAGTTGAAGTCGCTGTCGTGCAGCTCGGCGCCATAATACGGCATCCACTGCAATCCGCGCAGATCGCACTCGGCTGGCACTAATGGGTCCGGTAGTTCCGTCACCGGCAGTTTCCCCCCTTCCGTCGTCAGGCGGTCTCCACGGTCATGCGGTACAACCGGCACCGGCGGTCGCGGCAGCGAAGTGATGTTTGAAGATGTCGAGCGCGCTAACCTCGCCGTCGCAGGCCAGCACGAGCCGGGCAATCACCGGGATCGTCGGGAGTTCGGTGTCGAGCGTTTCGATGCGCGACAGCCCGGCGACGGTGATGCCGGCCCGCCGCGCGATGACGTGCATTGGGACGCCGGCCCGCTCGCGATAGACGCGGATCGGATGGTTCTGTTTCGGATCAAACGGCGGGGACGGCATCGTCCCGCCATATTCAAACCGGGCTTGCCCAACGGTCAACCGGAATTAGCGACTTTTCGCTAACCCATTGATCTTTGACTAGAAGCAATTAGCGGCGAAATAGTCGCCGGTCTCCGGGATTAGCCCGATTGACCAAGCGTTAAGCCGTTGCATCTTGAGCGGGCGTCAATAAAATTTTATGCTAGGCACAGGCGCCCTCGTGGCGCCTTGGGCGCACACCCGAGCGAGACGCAGTTGAAAACCTCCGAGTCCGAGCCGGTTGGGCCGCCCAATCATCTTAGGGCGTGGCGCAAGGCTGCCGGGCTCACGCAGGCCCAGGTCGAGAAGATCCTGCATTGGCAGCCGGCGCGAGTATCGCACCTGGAGCGTGGCAGCGCTCGGATTACCGATGAGATATTGCGCTATTTGGCGTCGCTGTACGGCGGCGAGCCGGGCGATCTGTTGCACGGTCCGCCGCCGCCGGCGCGACGCCAGGCGCAGGTTGCTGTATTGGAGGAAGCGGAACAGCGGCTGCGCTGCCTGCTTGATGAATTCCACACCATCAAGGGCGACCTGGTGCCGCGCCTCGACACGCTCGAAAGTCAACTCACCACCTTGACCGCCGCCGTCGTCGAAGCCGTTGAGAGTGCCGTCGAGACCCGTGAGATGCTGGCCCGCACAATGGCGGTGATAAACCGAGCCACCGGCAACAGGCCGGCCTCCGGCGCACCCTCGACCGAGGCCGAGCCGGCATCGCCCAGCGAGACGAATGATGGGGACTGATCGTCTCACCCTAACGCGCGCCCTGGAAAGCGGCGGGATGGCCAGCGAGGCGGCCGACCGGATCGCGACCGAAATCTACGACGCCATTCACAACAACGTCGCCACGAAGACCGATCTGCGCGAGATGGAGCAGCGGCTCGATCTGCGGTTCGAGCAACTCGACCGTCGCATCGATGCGATGGTGATGCGGCTCGGCGGTATGATCGTGATCGGCACCGGCGTGCTGATCGCCATCAAGTTTTTCGGCTGAAGCCGCCCTCCCAGCACCCTCACGAAGTTTTTTTTGGAACCCTATTGACGCGAGGTCGATAACTCGCTCGCAATAGGGTGCGACATCCCGCCGCTTGACCAGACGGCGCGCGATTTTTGCGCGCGAATTTCATCCAAAAACATAGAACAGGCGAAGCTTAGGAGGAAGTTAGCGACATGCGCCGACCTCAGCCGAACAGGAATTGCCTGAAGGATGAGCAATACCTCACGTCAATAGTTCGCCGCATCAAACTAAAGCTGACCCGGATTGACGAGAAGATAATCGCCGGAGACTTGTCCGTCGCTGCCGCATTGTTGATGGCGATTAACGATGACACGGCAGAGATTGCCGCGGCATGGGAACGCGACCATAGCGCGAGCGAGCCATAAAATAAGCGAAAAGTCGCTAATTCTGCGCTTGCGCACCGCTCAACCCGAAGGCTAGGTTTGCGGGCCACTGAGAAAGGCCCGTCGCGATGGCCGCCTGGCGCATCGTCATCAACCGTGAGGATTTCCGGGCGCTCGTCGCCGGCCGCGAGGTCCGCACGACGGCCGGCCCGGACGAGATATTCGTGCGGCTCGACCTCGATTACGTCGCCGGGATGAGCCGCTGGAGCGACCCGCCCGAGGCCGACGAGTTCGTCAGCAAACCTCGCAGGAGCACTAAAAGAACTTGAGTGACCGATGGCCTATGCCGCCTGGTTTGAATCAGGCGAAACGAGTTTTAACGAGGCCGGTGATGACCGCTTTAACTGTAACTCGCGATGGCGACGTGCTGCATATCGATTTGATACCCGGCGCTGACGGTCCCGACACCGAGGGCGAGGAAGTAACGCCCGGCGTAGTGCTCCTTTACGACGGGCACGGCTGGCTGATCGGCATCGAGATCAACACCTCAATTCTGCGCATGGCGTAACTCAATAAAAGGAATAGGGAGATGGAAGACCCACGGACTGAGGCATTCCTCAATCGCGGTCAGTGGCATTGGACTTATGCGCCGAGCGTGACGTTCGATCAAATCGACATTGCCTATTCGGCCGACAATCCGGCGCGGCTCAACCGCAAGATCGACGACGAGCGGGTGCTGCAATATGCCGAGGAGATGCAGGATGGCGTCGAGTTCCCCGCCATCGTCTTGGTGACGCCATCCGACCGCGACCAGTTCCCCTACGATGTCGCGACCGGAATGCACCGGCTCAACGCCGCCGATATGGCGCAGAAGAAAGACCCGAAGCGCCCGAAGCACATCGACGCGTACATCGTCACCGAGGCCGACAAGTACCGGCGGGAAGTCCTCACCTTCATGCTTAATACGATCGAGGGCGTCGGTGTCCGCCCGCAAGAACAGATTATGCACATCATTCACCTGCACGAGAAATTTGATGTCTCCATCACGACGCTTTGCAAGGAATGGCACGTCAAGGAATACAGCGTCCGAACGCAGTTGAGAGCCGAGCAGGCGCGGAAGCGGGCGCGCGATCTTGCGGATATTGATCTGAACACCACCAAGCTATCGACCACCATGCAAGGGACGCTACATACCGCAATCCAGAGTGATCGCATCTTCAGCGAGGTCGTCACCTTCATCTATAACCACAAGCCGTCCGCTTCGACGATCGATGAGATTTGCAAAACCGTGAAAGACAACGTGCGCGATGAAGCGCGCGGTTTGGAAATCGTGCGCGGTTATGTGCAGGCCGCCAAAGAGCGTCAGGAAAAGGAAAAGGCCAGAACGGCACGCGTCAAGACCGGCCCGGCGCAGACGATGATCTACAATGCCCAACGCTTCAACAAGCACGTTCTTCGCGGCATCGACCAACTATATTTGACATCACTCACAACCACCGACAAAACGAAGGCGCGCGCCGTCATCGATGACATGATCTCCAATTCAAAGCGCATTCTTGCCGAGCTTGATCGGATCGACCAGATCAATGCCAGAAAACACCTCACCGTCGCCGTCTGACCTTAGCTGGCAACAAACGGTGTTCGCGGAACTCCGCGCCGCCGATGACTGGTTGCGTGCTGGGGACATATTTTCGGACGTGGAAGCGGCGATCCCGCTTCACCACGCCATGCGGTATTGCAGCCGAGCGAGATCGACAGAGACGAGCCCCAACGGCGCCCGGTGGAAGTATTTTGTCTATGCCATCAATCAGATCGGCATTGCCTGGGAGCGCAAAGGCTATCGCCGACTACCAAGCGATCGGCTGCGGCTCAAAGAAATCGGTAAATGCGCGAGTTGCGGCGGCGCACTGGTCAAGGCCGGATGGACGAACAAGACCACCGCGCAGTGCAAAGGCTGCGGAACCACCACTGATATGCCAGAGGCCGAGAAGGTATCGCCGATGAAAAAAAGCCCGCTCGAATTGGCCGTGAGCGAGCCGGCAAGGCCGCATCCCCTGATCGGTTATCGCGTCACCAAACGCGATGGTCGTGGCGCCGTCGATATCCGAAATGGAACGATCATCGAGGTCGTCTCGACCAACAACCTTCAATTCGGCGATATCGCGGTGATCGCCTATCGCAATGGATTGCGGGTTGATTTCGTCTCGCTGGCGGAACTCAGCACGCAACGTGAAGTGTGGCAACTGATGCGACCGGGCAGCGATTTAGTCGAGGCGGCCGACTGATGAAGCGTGAATCCTGGACGATCACGTCGCGCGGCGAGTGGCTCGACCGGCGCCGCGGGCTGCTCACTGCCAGCCGCATCGCGGCGCTGTTCGACGCGCACCCGTTCCTGACACGCGAGCAGTTGGCCGGCACCATGACCGGGCACCACAACGAGGGCGACAACGCGGCGATGAAGCGCGGCCGCATCCTAGAGCCGGCGATCCTTGAAGCGATGCGCGAAGAGCACCCGGATTGGACGATCGAGAAGGCGACCGAATTCTGGTGGTTGCCGGAACACCGCATCGGTGCAACACCCGATGCATGGTTTACGACAGGCGACGGTGACGGCGGCCTAATCCAGTGTAAGACGGTGGCGCCCGAAGTGTGGCAGGGCCGCCCGTCGCTGGCCTACCAGCTCCAGACGCTCACCGAGATGATGTGCACCGGCGTCGATCGCGGCGTCCTCGCCGTCATGGTGACGAGCCGCTCGCTGCCGCTCTACGAATTCGCCGTCCCGCGCCATCCGGCAGCCGAAGCGCGGTTGCTCGAAGCCGCCGCGCGGTGGTGGGAGGAATGGGATGCCGGCCGGATAGCCCCGGCGGCCCCTGCGGAGGCGCTGGAGGGGCTTCTCGACGACGGCAGCACGATCGACCTATCCGGCGACAACTACCTCCACAGCGCCCTCCCAGACCGGCAGGCGTTGAAGTCGATGATCAGCGACTTCGAGCGCCGCATCTCCGAGATCGACGCGCACCTGAAGGCGGCGATGGGCAAAGCCACTTACGGCCATCTGCCCGGCTGGGCGATCACCTACCGCAGCCACCAGCGGGCCGAGCGGGTGCTGCCGGCAGCGACGATCCGCACGCTGCGGGTCTCGGCCAAGGAAGAGGAGTCGATATGAGCGACATCACGACGCCGGCGCGGCCGGGCGACATCATCGAGAGCGTGATCGCCAAGGGCGATCTCGCCCGCCTGACGCCCGAGGAGCGCACCCGGTACTATGTCGAGGTCTGCAAGTCGGTCGGCCTCAACCCGTTCACGAGGCCGCTTGAATACATCGTCCTATCCGGCAAGCTGACGTTGTACGCGCGGCGCGAGGCGGCCGACCAGCTTCGCCAGATACACGGCATCAGCATCGAAATCATATCGCAGAAGGTCGATGGCGACCTGCTCATCGTCCACGCCAAGGCGCGCGACAAGTCCGGCCGCACCGACGAGGATTTCGGCGCGGTCAATGTCGGCGGGCTGCGCGGCGAGGCGCGCGCCAACGGTATGTTGAAAGCGATCACCAAGGCGAAGCGGCGGGTGACGCTCTCGATCGCCGGCCTTGGCTTTTTAGACGAGACCGAGATCGAGGACATCCCGGCGCGCGAGAAGGAGCCGGTGAGTGTCGGCGTCGACCTCGACGTCTTCGCCGCCGAGCAGATCGAGCCGCCGCCGGCGTCCTCATCCGATGAGCGCATCGCCGAGGCCGCCGCCGGCCAGGGCACCGTCGCCTTCCGCGATTGGTGGCAGGCCATCGCCACCGAGCGCCGCGACCGGCTGCGCCCGCACCTGGCGCACTATCAGGCGCTAGCCAGCGCGGCCGACACCGAGATGGCGCGCAACGAAATACTCGAACCCGGGCGGGCACCCCCCGAACCACGCGACGGTCCCCACGCAACTCCTCGTCGTCGTGGACGCCCGCCCGGCCCCGAACAGGAGGAGCCCGGCGCGGTCGAGCCGGATGAACCGCCGCAGCGCGAAGTGCTCTTCCGGGAATAGGCGATGTCAGCCGAAAGCAAACTCGTCTCGGCGATCGCCGACGCCTGCGTCGATTTCCTGATCGAGCGCGGCGAGCTCGACGGCAAGCTGCGGGTCACCCGCGAGCTGCACACCGCGGCGCGGCGCGTCGTCTGGGCCGGGCACTATTACGGCCACAGCAGCGTGAAATTTACCGATGCGCTGATCGATCTAGAGCGGCTGGTCGGCCGCCCGACTCGGGAGATCGACATATGACCAGCCGCACCCGTCGCTGCATGTTGTGCAGGCGGATGTATCTCGGTGACGGCAACGCCGCGAGCCCGCTCGGCCCCGGTCGCTGCTGCGATCGATGCGATGTCCATATCGTTATCCCGGCGCGGAGCAGACTGATGGATCAAATGGGCCTGGAAGAACTGCGGGCGCTGGCCGCCCGGTGGCGCGAGACCTTGCAATGAACACGATCCGACGCAAGAGCCTGACCCGGCGCTGCGCGATCTGCGGGCGCACGTATTACGGCTACGGTCACGTCGCCGAGCCGGTCGCGCCCGGCCGCTGCTGCGACGCGTGCAACGCCCAGCATGTCATGCCGCGGCGGATTCGGCTCGTCGTCGATACGCGGGCAGAGCAGAACGAGAGCCCCTGATGGCGCGCTCGCCGCCTTTGCCGTTGCAGAAGAACATCGCCGCTGCGGTGCGCGGCGTGCGGCAGGGCGGTGCCGAGGTCGCGCGCATCCGCGTCAATCAGGCGACCGGCGACATCCTGATCGAGACAACGCTATCGCCGGCCTTGCCGCCGGAACCCGCCGAGGGCGAGTGGGACGAGTTCGCCCGCGCCGCCGCCGAGAAGATGCGCAAGGTGTGAAAAAATACGGCGCGTATCTTTTCCTCTTGCAAATGATACGTGGCGTATCTATCTTCGATCCTGTCAACAGCGATAGACAAGGATCTTCCCACAATGAAAAAGACCCATAAGGGTTGGCGTTTCGCCATCTTCGCGGCGGTGTTCATGCTCGCCGCCAATTTCACGATCACCTGCCCGAGCCCCTTCGAGTGCGACACTGCGGTCGGCGTCGCGGCGGCGAGGGCGGCGATATGACCGCCGACGAACTGCGAGCCGCATTGGAAGCGCTTGACATGCCGCAGCGGGTATTCGCCGCCCATCTCGGGGTTGCGCCGAACACGGTCTATCGGTGGACCAACGGCGGGCTACCGGTGCCTGGCTATGCCGTCGCCTTCGTCGAGATGCTGCTGCGTGACAAGCAGCCACGAGAACCCGCGCAATGAACAAATACAAACTGGCGTTCGTCAACACGTACGTCGATCGGCTCGGCAAGCTGCGCCACTACTTCCGCGGCCCCGGTCAGGCGCGGGCAATTCCACTGCCCGGCAAATTCAAATCGCCCGAGTTTCTGCAAGCCTACGGTGCCTTGCTAGCTGGGATTCAAGCGCCTAATGGGCCGGCACGATCAGCGGCGCAGCGCAAGACCAGGGCAGCCATCGACGGCAGTACCGGCGAGGCGGTCAGGCAGTATCTGAAATCTGACAGATTTTATGCCCTGGCACCCACGACGCGGACCGAGCGGCTGCGATACTTGGCTAAGTTCGGCGAAGCTTACGGGTTAATGCCGCTCGCTGAGCACACCACCAAAAAGCTGAACGACGGCCTCGTCGGCATCTTGCCGAATGTACTGCGCCAGCGGATCACCGCCTTGCGCGGCTTCTTCGATTGGGCCAGCCATCCGTCGAGAGCTTTATGCTCGGGCAACCCGGCAGCCGCCCTCGAAAAGCCCGCAGAAGATAGTGAGGCGCATCATACGTGGACCGACGATCAGATCAGACAATGGTGGAATTTCTATCCGCTCGGCACGATCGAGCGCACCGCCTTCGATCTCTACATCCACACCGGCCAGCGTGGCAGCGATATCGTGCAACTAGGCTGGCATTCATACCGTAATGATGGCGCGACACTTTATATCGCGAAGCAGGAAAAGACGGAGAAGCCGGCATTCATTCCGGTGAGCGCAGCACTAAAGCAAACGCTCGATCTTATCCCGCGGCCGGAACCGACCGCTACGATGCTGCATCCTCCATTTCTCCGAAAAGTAAGAGGCAGTCCGTTCACGCGGCACAAGCTAACCGACGCCTTTCGCGAATGGCGGATCGCGGCTGGCTTGCCGGAAGAGTGTGTGCCTCATGGTCTACGGCGGGCGGCGGTACGCATCATGCTCGAAGAGGGAATGCAGCCGGCAGGCATCGCCGCCATTACCGGGCAGAGCCTGGAACTCGTTTATTACTATGCCGAGGATTATGCGCGGGAGAAGGCCGCTTTGGCGGCAATGCCGGGGCTGTCCCGACGGCTGGAGGCGATCAATGGGAGTTAGTCAAACGCTGCGGTTTTTCATGTGCGTACAAGGGTGTGATTGGTTACTAACCTATTGGAATTATTAAATACTTCCCTTCCGGGGCGGATGGGCGTCGGAGTAAATTGCCCTTTGTCATCATACACTTAGGGTGGCAGTTAGTAACCATCTTCCGGAATTAGTAACTCCCGCGGCCCTGGCGGGAGAACAAATGTGAACGCCGCCGAGGAGGCCATCATATGGGTAATAATCTCAAATACGTCCATAGCTATCGGGATCGACACGGGAAGCCGCGGCATTATTTTAGGCATCCATCGTCAGCTAGCATACCCCTTCCCGAACCCTCGCTGCCTGATTTCGAGCATGCGTATAACGATCTCTTAGAAAAGTTTGCTCCGTTAGAAACCAAAGAGCGATTTCGCATTCTGAACTCAAACAGGACTAAAGTCGGCCTAGAGCGACAACGAGCAAGACCATCGAAGAGCGGAGTGTATCTTCTGATGTTGGAGAACTGCATCGTGTACGTAGGGACGAGCGAAGATATGGTTGCGCGCGTCCTGGCACACCGATCCAATGGACGACCGTTTGATCGAGCCTTCTATATTCCGATCAACGGACGGGATCGGCACAACCTTGAGCGCATTCTGATTGCGGCGATCAAACCAGAGCAGAACCGCGTCTAAATCGCAACTATCCCCGCAGCCCGGGGAGGAAGAGATAGAGGCCCAACAGCAGGACCGCGACGAAGGCAAAGAACACATTGGATGACGAGAATGGCTGCATCTGCGGCAGCGGCAATATCGTGATGAGCCAGAGGAACATCACGACGACAAACAGGATTTCGATGATCATGGCATCATCCTTTTAAGGTCAGCGCGCCTCCAGCAGCCGCCGCTGCACGTCCCGACAGGATTCCGTGACGGCGATAAACTTCGCGCTCGACAGCCCCACCACGCAATGTATGCCGAGCGCCAGGAGGCGGGGCGAATGTCCCGCTTCCCGCAGCGTGCTGATGTGCGCCGGGTTGACGGCGACCTCGTGCCCGTCTGGAACATGCAGAATGACGAGCTGCACGGTCACGAGAAGCGGCAGCAGCATCATCCGCGGATGTCCCTGCTATCAAAGAATTGGCCGGCGCTATCAAGACGCCGCCGCCAGGAGTGCCCGATATGAAAGCGGCGCCGGGCGGGTATCTGAAACCCGCCGCGGCGCCTAACCACCACCGAACGTATGAGGTTCGATCATGGCTTACCGGATTTTATCAGCTGCTATCGTCGCTTGTCTCGTCGCGCTCCCGGCAATCGCCGCCGAAGAAATCCGCCCAAGCGGGCCAGCGATAGCCCTTAGAGTCAGCGGTGGGACGATGCTTCAGTCGCCGCGACCGTTGGCGAGCGTGTTTATCGCCAACCCTGATATCGCCAATGTCCAAGTGCCAGACCAAGGCAACAAGGATGTGCTTTTTGTGTTTGCCAAAGCGCCCGGCAAAACGACCCTTTACGCCATCGATGCCGACGGGCGCGTGGCGTTGAGCCAAACCGTCGAGGTAACGGGGCCGAGAACCGTGCGCGTGATGCGCGGGAACACGTCGTATACTTGGTCAGAAGCTCACGAACATGCGCCCAATCTGGCCGACTTGCCGGCAGGCTCGACGGTGACGATGCCTGCCGGGGCCGCGGCCGCGGCGAACTAATCGGCATGCCGGATCACCGCTGAGCGCCGGCTGATCCGGCAGCCATTCCGGCAACGGCACTGCGGGGCATCAGCGTGCCTCCACCGCCTCCAGGCGCGCGGTCAGCTCCTTGACCGCATTGATCAGAGCGTAGATGGCCCGGCCAGGATCGACAGTCTTATAAGACACCGGCTCAGCCAGCGGCTCGCTGGTTCCCGGGTCGAATTTCTGCCAAGGCGTGTCGCTGACCAATTCCGGCATGACAGGCTCAACCTCCTGCGCGACCAGTCCGTACTGCTGCGTGCCGTCATCAGGGATGGCTAAGCCATTATAATAAAAGGTCTTTGGCTGAAGCTGGAGGATTTCAGCAAGACCAGCCGAATAATCGGTAATTTCTCGCTTCAGCCGAGCATCCGACAACGCCGACCATGTCCCAGTGGTATTCAAACAGACGCCGTCTGTATGGATAACCAGTCGGTAGGCTGGTGCGTTGTTATCGTAGATTACCCACTGATTTCCACTGGCCTGAGTATCGACACCGACATTGTAGGTTCGCGCGCCGTTGTTAAACACAACTTGCGCACCGCCCGCAGCACTATTGTTCAGTTGTACTTGCGAAGCAGTTGAGCCAAAAACTCGGAACGAGTCAGTAGCGAGTACAGCCCCCGCGCCTGGATTAGTGCCACTCCCGACAACAATACCGCCGGTCACCGTACCGCCCGCTGTCGGCAGATACGGCCCGCCGGTCACATAGTTCTGGTTGACGGCGGCGGTGACCCGTCCCTTGGCATCGAGCGTTAGTCCTTGGAAGGTGCCGACGTTGCTGTTCACGGTTGCCAAAGTCGCGGCGATTGCGGTCGCACCCGAGCCCGTCAGGTCGCCGCTAAGCGTGATCAACTGATTATTCAGCAGATACCCCTGCGCCTTGACGAAGCCCGTCGTGGCGATGCTCGTATCGTTATCCGCGGTGGCCGGCGTCGGCGCCTGCGGATCGCCCGTGAATACCGGGCTTGCAAGCGGCGCCGCCCCGAGGCTGGTCAGCGCAGCGCCGCTCGTCGTGGCGCCAGTGCCGCCCATGGAAATGCTTACCGGGGTCGCCAGGCTCAGGGTAACGTCGCCCGTGCTGCCGCCGCCGGTGAGGCCAGGCCCGGCCGCGACCGAGGAGATGTCGCCGATGCTGGTGCCCGCCGCGCTCGGCCCCCACTTGGCGCCGTCCCACGCCCACGACCGGCTGCCGGAGGTGTGGATCTGGCCGGGGGTCAGCCCGGCACTCGGGAAATCGATGGCCATCGTTCTTATCCCGTGTTGATCGAGATCACGGTTTGCGCGTTCAGCGATACCACGACCGGCGGCGGTGCCCACAACAGCACCTCGCGCACCGCCCCGGCCGTCATCGCCGCGGTCGCGGTCGCCATCAGCGCTTCGCGCACCACCCCCGCCGCGGTTCCGGCTGGCGCCGTCGTCAGCAGCGCTTCGCGCGCTGCGGCATCGAGGTTGATATCGGTCATGTCTCGATCTTGACGCCGCTCTGCGCGGCATTGATGCCGGTCAGCGTCCACGCCGCGCCGGTCGCCGGGTCGGTCGCGAAGTGGCTGCTGAGCCAGCCATAACCGGTGCCGGGCGCGGCGCTCGCGGTGGTGCCGGCGCTGTCGGTCGTGCCGGATTTCATCCGCATGCTGACTGTCTTCGCGCCGGCATCCGACTTGCTGAGGTTGGCCTTGACCGCGACCGCGTAGATCGCCGAGGGCGGCACCGAGAGCGGCGGGTAGGTGTAGAGGTCTTCGTGGGCGACCACGGCATCGAAGACATAGCTCAGATTGCCCTGCGGCGGCGCCTGGCTGACGGCGAACCAGTTGGCGCCGCTGACCGTGACGTTGGCCCACAGCACCGTGCCGACGGCGGCGGTGCCGGTCGGCGCGCTGCCCGGCGCGCCCGCCGCAAAGGTCGCGGTCGAGGTCACGTCGTCATTGGCCGCGGAGAGTTGCGCCAGCGCGGCGCCCTGCGCCACGTCGCACATATGGCCGATCCAGTAGGTCGTGCCGGCGGTGAGCGCGAGCGGCGTCGACACCGGCATGGTCTTGACCGCACCCGCCGTGGTGCCGGTCACGGTCGCGCCCGAGACCAGCAGCACGCCCGGCGCGGCGCCGACGTTGGAATAGACCACCGGGCGCAGCTGGATCGCACCGTTGCCGGTGCCGCCGGCCTGGAACGCGATCGAGTTCAGCGTGCAGGCGACGGCGGGCGTCACCGCACGCAGCCGCATTTGATTGGCGATCGTCCCCTGGTTGGTGCCGCTGCGGGTGACGCTTGAGCCAAGGATCGCGGCGCCGGCGGCGAACTGGACCGCCGCATCGCCGGTCGGAAATTGCGTCTCGATCCGGGGGCTCGTCAGAAGCGGCGCGTTGTTCGTCGTGCCGCTGGCGTCGAACACGTAGAAATCGTCGACGATCGCGGTGCCGCCGGCGGTCTGAATCGCGATGCCGGTTGCGCTGCTGTTCGCCGTCGTCGTGGTGTCGCCGCTGCCGCTGAGGATCGACACGCCGTCCATCCACACCTGATAGGAGCCGGCGTTCGCGAACGTCAGGTCGAATTCGATATAGTGCGTCGTGTTGGCGGTGATGCTGGCGGTCGAGGTGCCGAGCACCGTGCCGCTGTTAAAAAGGCCGTTGCGCACGCTGACGGTGCCGCTGGTGTTGATTTGCACCGCCGCCTGCGACGACCCGCCGTCGAGAAACTGCAACCCGAGGTTGACGGCGCCGAGCGGGCTGTTAAACCGCAAGCCGCCGATCAGCCGCCCATAGGCGCCGGGCAGCGTCTTGGTGATCGTGCCCAGCGACAATGCCTGACCGGTCTGGCTGAGCGGCGCGACGATTGCCGGGCTGGCGCTGGTCGAGTTCCACTCGCCAGCGGTGAGCAACGCCGACACCCCCGCGCCGTAGCTGTTCGCGCCGCCGTATTTGTCAAAGCCCTCGCAGAATAAAAGTGCCATCAAGTCTCCTGCGCGACGATGGTGGCGTAGAAATTGGCCAGCGTGGTGTCGGCGCTCGACGGCCCGACGAGGCGCAGCACGTCGCCTTGCGCGAGGCTGATCGCGGCGCCGCCGGAGGTGGCGAAGGTCGGCGCGATGCCGCCCGCCGTGATGGTGATCATGCCGACCTGGGTGAAGGTGTTAGGGCTTGCCGACAGCGCGCGGTCGACGCTGATTACCGTGTTTGCCGTCGCCGCCGCGGTCGCCCCGGCCTGGCTGACGTGCCCCTCGTGCCCGCCGAAATTCGCCGGGATGGTGATCGCCTTCGAGACGCGGTGCATGCCGAGGAGTTGCGAGTTCGCCAGCACGCCGCCGGTAAACGAGAACCCGATATTGTATTTCGGCGCGGCGGCAATCGCGCTGTTGGCGACGACCCACTGGGCCGAGGTGCCATCGTCGAACCAGACAAAGAGTTGGCCGCTGCCGTCGCTGCTGTCCCACCACAGGTCGCCGGCGGCGGGCGAGGCGGGCGGCGTGGTGCCGGTCGAGACGCTGGCGCCGGCGCCGCCGCCGGTGGGCGTCGTCCAGGACGGGTCGGCCGCGGTGCCGCCGGTGGTCAGCACCTGGCCGGCGGTGCCGGCGGCGAGCGCCGCCCAACCGGCCGCGCCACGATAGAGCACCATGCCGCGCACCGAGCCGAACACGGCATCGATGACGGAACTCAGCGACACGCCGGTCGCGGCGGCGGTCGAGCCGCTGATGTTGCCGAGGATCAGCAGATTGCCGATCGGCGCGCTCGCCGGCACGTTGGCCCAGGCCGGGTTGGCGGCGCTGCCGGCTGTCGTCAGCACCTGGCCGCTGGTGCCCGGCGACAGCGCCACCCAGCCGCCATTGCCGCGATAGAGCACCGCACCCTGGGTGCCCGACATGGCGGCGTCGAGGAGCTGCGAGACGGTGGTGCCGCTGGGCGCCGCGCTCGCGCCGCTGATGTTGGCAAGCAGGCTGAGATTGGCGACGGCGGCGAGCGATATCGTGCCGCTGCCGGTGATCGGGCCGCCGCCGGTGGTGAGCCCGGCGCCGGCGGCGACGCTGGTGACCGTGCCGGCGCCGGACGGCGCGTCCCACATCAGGTCGGTGCCGGCGCCCTGCGTCTTGAGGTAGTAGCCGGCGGTGCCCGGCGACAAGGCGACCCAGCCCGCGCCGGTGCGCGTCATCAGCGCGCCGCGGGCATTGGTCAGCACGCGGTCGAGGAAGGCCGACAGGGTGGTCGGCACCGGCGCTGTGGTGGTGCCGCTGGCATTGGCGAGGATCGTGTTGTCGGCGACCGGCGCCAGCGACACCGTACCGGCGCCGGTGATCGGCGCGCCGCCCGTCGATATGCCGGTGCCGGCCGAGATCGCGGTGACGCCGGTGCCGCCGGTGTCCCACAGCAGGTCGGCGCCCGGCCCGGCGGTGCGCAGGTAGTAGCCGGTGGTGCCGGGCGCGAGCGCGACCCAGCCGGTGCCGCTGCGGTAGATCAGCGAGCCGACGATGCTCGCCGCCAGCACTGCGTCGAGGAAGGCCGACAGGGTGGTCGGGATGGCGGGTGCGGTTACCCCCGCGATATTCGCCATCATCGTGTCGGGCGGCGCGGTCATGCCGGCCGGCAGCGCGTCGACGTATGCCTTGTTGACAACGTCGCTGGGGTTGACCGGCGCCGGCATGCCGGTGATGGCGCCGCCCGTGATGTAGACGCCATTGCTGTTCTGGTACAGCATGTCGCCGGGTTGGAGGTTCACCCAGTAGCCGTCGAGGTATTCGAGCAGGCTGCTGTTTTGCAGGTTCTCGTCGACCCGCACGTCGGGCAGGCCGACGAGCCGCACATCGGTCGAGCCGAACAGTTGCAGCAATGCCGGCTCGCCGCCGACCGTCAGGGCGGGATCGAACGCCACGTCGCTGATGTGCGAGATCTCCACCATGAAGATCCCGACATTGGTGACCTTGAAGACATCGAGCGCGGCGTAGCTGGTGCCCGGCTCCCACTCGTCGCGCCAGGTGAAGGTCAGCACCGGCAGTGTGTACGGCCCGAGCACGGTGCCGTCGTTGAGGTAGATCGTCATCTGCGTGCCGGAGACGGTGATCGAGGCGATCCCGTTCGGCAGCGATGGGTTCTCCTGGAGGTCGAGGATCGCCTGCGCGATCGACCAGAAATTGCTGTCGACTTCGGACGGCTGGAGGTTCGAGCCCTTGCCCGGCCCCCACGGTCCTAGCGTGCGAAAGGTGATGTCCATTTAGCCGCCGCCGAGGTTGCCTTCGCTGCCGTCGTCGTGGATCGACACCGGGTCTTCGTGCCGGTAGGGAAGATCCGGGCAGATGCTGGTGATCTGAAAACCGATATTCTGCCCGTAGGCGTTTTCCTGTGGGTGAGCTATCGGCGGATCGCCCCACTCGATGTAGCCCGGGGTGATTTGCGGGCCGAGGGTTGAGCCGCGCCAGAACGCATCGACGTCTGCGTCGCGCCACAGCCCTTCCGGGTCGCCGCTGGTTCGCCACACGACGCGGATCAGGGCGTCGCCGCCGAAGGCCGGGTCGAACCGGCTCGGGTCGTCCCACAGGATGTCATTGGCGCCCGAGCCGGTGATCGTCGGCTTCCATATCTCGCCGTTGAGGCCGGGGTTGATTTGATACGTCCAGGCCAGCGAGCCGCCGGTAAAGATGAAAAACGGCTCGTAGGGTTGCGGCGATGTCGGGATGCCGAGATAGGGAAATTGATTGTAATCGCGCGGCCCGGCGCTGTGGATCAAGAGCAGGCCATAGGTTCGGTCGCTGCCGGCACTGTTCGTGAGATCCCAGAAGCTGGTCGAGATGGTGTAGCTGGCGGGCGTCATCTGGACGCGGGTCTGCCCGCGGCCGAACAGGATGCCGCCTGTGGTGAGGGTAAGGCCGAGCGGCCAGGTGTGCTGCCAATCGGGCGAACTCGGATCGCGGACCATCCACGGATCGCCGTCGCTGCCGGTCGGGATCGGGCTGACGATACCCGACGAGATGTAATCCAGCCGAAAGGAATAGCTGTAGGTGCCGCATTGCAGGACAGGCTCGTCCGGCGGGTGGGTACCATCGTCGTCGGCCCAGTGGACGTTAACGATGCGGCCGATCGGGTCTTCAACGTAATCGACCATCTCGGCTCAGCCCACATTCGACAGCGCCCACTGCACGTCGCAGCTCTTCTGGCCGTCGGTGTCGCCGGCACCAAACGGTTTGAAGGCGGCGTCCATATCGGCGAAGACCTTGCCCCAGAAGGCGTTAAGCTCGGCCTGGAAGGCGCCGCCGCAGGCGTTCTTTTCCCGCTTCTTAAGCTTGACGTTGCGGGCGCGCGCGACATCGACATAGTTCTCCGGCTTGCCGGGCTGGGTGATGCGGACGGTCTCGCTCTCGCGCGAGGCTTCCTGGAGTGCCTCACCGCAGCACTTCACGTTAAGGTTGGTCGAGGTCGGCACCATCTCGGGCATCTTCGACTTGGCGCCCCAGGTCAGCATGGCCTTTTCGTGGGTGCCGCTTGGGCGCGACGGAATGATGATCGTGCCGAAGCTGCCGGGCGACTGAAACGGCCGGACAAAGAACTCGATGCTGCCATCGGGCATCAGCTTGCCTCCAGGTCGATTGTCTTGGGGAGCGCGAGCGGCGTCAGCGCCGGGAAGAAGTCGGTGTGGAATTCGCTGCCGGTGACCGGCTTCATGTCGAGCGTCACCGTGGTGACCAGTTCGGCCATCGCGTCGGGCGGGTTCTCGCCTTTGATGGTGACGCCCTGGAACATCTTGGCGACCTCGATCTGCCGGTCGAGGCCGTTGACGACGATGCAGGAGTTGACCGCGTTGTCGGTGTTGACGAGGGGCAGGTTGAGCCCGTCGTCCGAGACCACGAAGTCGGTCAGCGCCTGATAGGCGATCTCGCTCGGGAGTATCTCGATCTGGCCGCCGGCGACGACCTGGTAGTCGTCGGTGTAGTCGTCCTCGACGTAGCTGTTGACGCCAATGGCGGCATTCGCCGGCAGGCCGGTGCCGATGCTGCAACCGATGGTGAACTCGCCGCGCATGGTGCCGCCCGCCACGACGAGCCGATAGCTTTTGACCTTGCCGGTGGCGTCGCCGCCGGGCAGGCGCCGGTCAAACAGCGTGACGCTGTTGCGCAGGCCGATGGCGAGGCCGATGGCGTCGGTCCAGTTTGTCGCGAAGGTCACGTCGACGGCGCGCGCCCGGGCGCGCAATTTCGCCCGCGCCGCGAGGATCAGGTATTCAAAAGACTGGCTGCCGCGGTCGGTCTGGAAATAGCTCTTGTAGGCAAGATTGCCGAGCGGCACCTCGCCGCCGGGATCGATCCCTTGCGCGACATACTCCGAGGTGAAGCTCACCGTCTCGCGGTCGGCGTCGGTCGTGTCGGAAAGCATTTGCTGGACATCGCCGACCAGGACCGCGTTGATCGTTTCGGTGCGTTTGCGGTCTGCCCGGTAGTTGAGGATCATGCGGATCTTGTAGTTGTTGACCGGGAAGGCGACCGAGATCGGGCCGATCTGCCCGCCGTGCAGGAAGACGTTGACGTTGGTGGCCTCTTCGGTGTCGCCCTTTTCGGCCGGCTGGGTGTGCCCGAAAAAGGTGACGTTGTAGCTGATCTCCGGTCCCAGCCAGGCCGCCCCGTGGATAAAGCACAGCGGCGTCCCGCCGGCATCGTTTTCGGTGCTGAGCGCCCAGCCGCCGCCGATATTGGTGCCCGGTTTCGGCCAGTCTTTTTCCAGGCCGTCGCCGTTCATGATGGCGATCAGCGCGCCGCCGCCTTTGATGCGGGAGCCGAACCCCATGCCGAGATTGATGTTGGCGTTTGCCGGGCTGGTCGGGAACGGCCGGTTGCCGAGCGGCGACCCGGCCTTCGAGAATGCCCGGACGAGCGGCCCCGTCACGTCGAGCAGGCCGCTTGCCTGCTGCGACCAGCTGACCGTGCCGGAGAGCGTCACGGCATTGAGCGGCGGCTGGCCGTAGCTGAGCGAGAAGGCGTCGTAGAGCGCCTGGCCTTCGCTGATCTCGATGATGCCGTCCTCGCCCTGCACGATATCGCTGACGCTGACTTCCAGCGTGGTGCGGTCGACGTGCCAGAGGGCGCTGTAGGCTTCCAGCACGGTGTCTTCGTTGACGTTCGAGGCCAGCCACACCGGGTCGTACCACGGCAAGACCGACAGCTCGTCGGTGAGGCCCGCCTTCTGCACGCTGTAATCGTCGGGCCGGGCGATGAACTCGAGCTCGACGATCTCGTCGGCCTGGAGCCGCGGGACGCCGACCAGGCGGCCGTTGAACAGCGGCAGCAGGTCGGGCGTGGCGCCGCCGTCCGGTGTCCATGCCTGATCCCAGGAGAGCCACGCCCAGAGGTTGCGGCCGGGCGCGAGCAGGCCGACCGCGGGGTTCCTGACGCGCACCTTGAGGGTGGCGAAGCCGCCTTCCTCGTGGGCGATCTCGATGTCGAGTACGTCTTCGTCGAAGCGGTTGTGGATCGCCGGGTCAAAGGGTGCGTTCGGCGTGCGCGGCCCGGTGATCGTCAGCAAGGCGCGCTCGGAAGAGGATGCCGGCTGGCTGAGGGTGATCGCGGTGCCGCCGTCCGGCGCGACAAAGGTGGTGCCGGTGGCGATGCCGTTGCCGGCGATGTTGTAGGTGAGGCCAGGCGTCAGGCCGGCGAGGTGCGCCTCGGGGATGGATGTGACGCTGGTCCAGTCGTCCGAGGCCATGCCGGCAAGCTGCAACGGGAATTGGCCGCTGAGAAGCGCGATGACCTCGAACTGGGCGACGCCCGAGGGCGCGTCGGGCGGCACCGCGGCGAAGGCGTACATCTGCCCGGTGCCGCTGCCGTCGTGGAACAGGTAGGCGCTGCCGATCTGGATATCCTGGCCACCGCCGGTGTCGCGGCATTGCCCGATGGCCGGCCCGGTCGCGCCGTAATAGCCGGGCGCGAGATCGAGTGCCGGATCGAGCGCCACGATGTTGCTGCCGGCGGCGAAGGTGGCGATGCCGGTGTCCATCGGCACCGACTTGGTGGCCTTGAATGTCGCACCGCGCAGGGTCTGCCCGGCGGGGCTGTTCATGTTGATCCACTCGGGCGAGGGCTGTAACGCCTCCTCGATCATAAAGAACGCCGAGACGCCCGGCCCTTCGATCAGATAGAGCGTGCTCTGCTCCAGCCCCTGGTTGCTGGCGACGTTCTTGACAAAGCCGACGCCGGCTTGCGTGTCGCCGATCACCGGCACGGTTTCGATCTGGCCACCGTGGGTGTGCCCGGTGGTGACAACGATCACCTGATCCTGGATGGTGCCGCCGGCCCACGCGAAACAGAAGGGGCCGGGCACTCAGACTTCCTCCAGCACCAGCGACCACGACACCTTGGCTTCCCACTCGGCGCGCTCGATCTGCCACTCGACGATGCGCATCTGCATGCTGGGCCGATAGAAGGTCCAGTCGTCCTGGTAGCGGATCGAGCCGGGCACCGCATCGTGCGCCGGCGCACCGGAAGCGGTGTGCCGCCCGATCTCGACGTGGCAATAGATCTGCACCAGCATGCCGACCCAGAGGTCGTCGAGCGCCGGCGGGTCCTGGTCGTCGCCATTCGCTTCCAGTTGATACTTGCGCATCTGCGGCGCTGAGAGATCGATCAGCGTGCCGTTGACGGTGCGGGCGAGCTTGTCGCTGCCCTGCGCGAGGTCGATCGGCGACAGCGTGCCCTTGAGGCCGCGCGCCGAGTAGGGCGGCACGCCGGAAACGGCGGTGCCGTTGTCGTAGTAGATGATGTCGAAGACGGTGGCGAACGGCGCTGCCATTTAATGCCCGCCCGGCCTGCCGCCGTACCACGACGGCTTGATGCCGGCGCTGCGCACCTGTTGCCGGCGCGCCTCGACGACGAGCGCATCGACGACGCCGGTCGAGCCCGACAGCGCGAAGCTGTGGCCGCCGAGGTGGAGGTGCACCGGCGCACCGCCCGCGCCGGCCGCGACGAGGCCGCCATCGGCGAAGCGCGGCAGCGACCGCTGCGGCATCACGAGACCGCCGCCGGCGAACCCGAACGGGCTGCGCAGGGCATTGAGCGAGGCCATAAAGCGCGGCCCCCAATGGTCGACGGCGCGCGCCCGCATGACGTACTCGCCGGCGCTGACGCGGGCGAGGATCGAGTCGCTGGTGGCGGTGCCGGGACCGGCGACCATGCCGCCCTCCGCAAACGGCACCATAGCCGGGGTCGTGTTGCCGGCAGCGCCAAGGGCGCCGCCGATCGCCGAGCCAACGGCGCTAATCGTGCGGCCCAGCCAATTCCACAGGTCGATAAGTCCCTGCACCTCTTGCTTGGTCGTTTCGATCGTTTTGCTGATTTCAGTAAAAAATCCCTGTATTGCGGATGGCGTCGCCGCTATCGCGGCGTTGAGTTCAGGAAAATATCTGATCGTTAATTCCTGAAGCCCGGTGGTGATTGTGGTTTGCAGCGTACCCCATGCGGTGTTGTAGTCGGCAAGTCGTTGCATTGCCTCAGGCGTTATCAGGGCGGCAGCTTGGTCCCGTGCCTGTTGCCATGCCGGGCTGTTGGCGTAAGCAACAAGCTGCTGCGTAGCCTTCGCCCAATCCGGCCCGAACAGTTGTTGCCCGAGTTGCGAGCGGAGTTGCTCATTCAGCCGGGATGTATCTTGCAGAGCCCGCGCCGCGGCAATCGACAAATCCATCAAGCCGGTCGGCGTCGTCGGGAAGGCTTTTACATTGATCCCAAGCAGCTTGAACTGCTCGGACAGGTCTTTGATCGTGTTGTCCTGGCCGCCGCGCCAGACGTTTACGAATTTTTGCCCGGCGGCCGCGCCATCGGTGAGCGCGCCGCGCATCGTCTGCACTGCATTGGTCACGCCGATCGTGGTGCCTTCGGCGCCCTTCAGCACGGCGACGCCGAAGGTCTGCGTCTTGTTGAACTGTCCCGCCTTCAGTTGAGCATCGAACACCGCCTTGCTAAAGCCGGTCAGTGCGCTGGTGGCGGCATCGGTGCCGATGCCGGCCTTCGCCATGATGTCTTGGAATGCCTTCACGTCGGCGGCCGGCAGCGCCGTGTTGGCGGCGGTCTGCTGGAGTTTGTTGAGGTCTTCGACGACACCCGAGATGACTTGGCCGATGCCTCTGCCAGCGAGCGCGGCGGCAAACCCGATGAGGCCGGCCTGCGCGCCGCCGAGGCTGCGGCCAATGCCGAGCACCGCCTGGTCGAACGAGCGAAAGCTGCGCGCCGAGATCGCCATGCTGCGGCTGGTTTTCGCCGCCACCACGCCGGTCTCGGCGAGGGTCTGGTTCAGCCCGACGAGGTTGGTGCGCAGCCTGCCGATCTGCTGGGTGTATTCGGCGGCGCCGGCGGCGTCGTCCTTGCGCAATGCGCCGCGCGCCAGCCGCCGCAAATTCTGGATCTGCGCTTCGACCAGCTCGATTTCGCCGCGCAGCTTGCTGGTGTCGGCGCCGATCTGGATCGTGAGATTGTCAGCCACGCATCAATTCCCTGATCGTGCGTTCGACTTCGCGCGGTTCGCCGCGCGCCGCGCCGAAGCCATCGGCGAGCCGGTTGGCGCGATCGGCTGCTTCGCGGTCATGCCCGAGGCTGACCCATGCCGCCACTTGTTGCGGCGTCATCTGCCAGACCGCTTCGGGCCGGTGGTTCCAGAGGATCAACTGTTCAATCGCTGCGGCAAGATCGCTGCCGGCTGGGCGCCGTTGACGCCCTCCACGAGCGCCGGTTCGTTCTCGCCCGGCGCGACGATAGGGTTGCGCGGAAACGTCAGCCTCACGATCTCGCCGGACAATGCCAGCAGCACGTCGGGCGGCAGGGTCATCGCGTGCTGCTCGTATTGCGCGTCGCCGTGATGCCCGAGCGCGGCGGCGACCAGCGCCGGCATCGCATCCGACGCGGTGATGATCCCGGCGCTGCCGTCGAGCACGCGCCCGAGCGAGGGATATTTGCGGCTGATCTCGGCGAGTTGCGCCAGCGGTACGCCGGTGACCTCGAACGGCACCCGCTCGCCATCCTCGGCCTCGATCGTTACCGTGCTCGTCGGGCGTTTCGGTACGAGATCGAGAAAGCTGACCGGCATGGGCTATGGCCCCGCCGTCGCGAGCAGCGCCATTTGCAGGTTCGCGGCGGTGAACTCGTCCATGACCATGTGAACTTCAAGCGTCTGCTGCACGACCGGCGAGAAGTCCTTTTTGCGGATGCCGCCGACGCGGTGGTTCCAGTGCTCCAGGCGCTCGACGGCCGGCGTCAACTCGAAGGTGTTGACGTTGCCGACATCGCGCGGGGTAACGTCGCCCTCGCCCTGCCAGGTGATGATCCCGGTGCCGACGTAGTAGGCGGCGGTGGTTGGGCTCACCATCGCGTCGTCCGGGTGCAGCACCGTCCCGAACGAGCCGGTGACGGGATCGGCGAGCACGTCGCCGGTCAGTTCGATCTGGCCCCACTCGTCCTGGATAAAGCCGAGCGCGCCGGACGGCCCGAATTGCACCAGCGGCAGGGTGATCACCAGCTTCGGGCCGATGTCGTTGGTGCCGGTAAACACCAGTTCACCTTCGATCTGGGACTGTAGCCCGATGTTCAGTGTGCTTGCGGCCATCGCCGTTCCTCCTCCTAGAACTTGGTGAATTCGCGCAGTGTCTCGCCGATGATCGCCTCGAGCTCGGCGCGTGCCCGCGGACGCATCGCGGCGCCCGGGCCGCGCAGAAACCGGCGTGCCGTGATGTGCGGGCGTTGGCGCCTGTAGGCGGCGACCGGCCCGGTGTTCCGCCGGTAGCCCCTCACCGGAACCGGCCCGCTGCGGCGCTTTCCCGGCGCGCCGTATTCGAGCGCGCCGAATGCCGCCGCGACCTTCTGTGCCTTGCCGGTCGGCAATATCCGCACGCGGCCGCGTACGAAATTATTGCGAACATCCACGAAACGCCGGGTCGCGGCGCGCAGCCGCCCGGTTTGTACCGGCTCACGGGCTTTGACTTGGCCGAGAAGCTGCGTCGTCAGTTGGGTGATCTTGACTTCGAGCCGGCGCTTCAGCTCGTCCGGCATCTTGTCGAGATGCAGGATCAGGCTGTTGACGTTGGAGTCGACGCTGACGTTGAGGCCGCTCACGCCGCGAGATCGTCCAGGCGGAAGGCGTAGACGAATTCCAGGGTGATATCGAGCCGGTGTTCCTTGGCCTCGGCATCGGGCGGCAGCACGACGCAGCCCTGATAGGTGATGCGGCCGGTGGTGCCCACGGCATCGCGCAACTGGCCATCCGCCAGTACCGCGGCGACGATGGCGCTGCGGTAGCGCGACAGCAGCACGCCGGGATCGGCGGTGCCGCCGGCGCGGATATAGATGCTGATCCCCGGCGACAATTCCATGCGCTGAATTTCGCTGTGGCGCACCGTCTCGGGCTGGTTCAGCATCGTCTCGATGCCGTCCTGGATGATGACGGCGGGCCGTGCGTTCGACGGCACGTCGAGGGCGTTGCGCACCACCGCGGTAATGCCGCTGACAGAGCCGCAGAGCGCCGCCAGGCGCGACAGGATGACTTCGCGTTGGTCAGCCACGGCAGAGCAGGTTCACGCGGCACAGCGCGCCGCCGTAGGACAATGGCGCGATCTCGGTGATGTTGGCCGGGCTGCCGTCGATCAGGATGATGTCGTCGCGCGACGGCACGCCGAAGCTGCCGAGGCCGGTCGGGCTGAGCACCACGCGGATCTCCTGCGACTCGCCCGACTCCAGCGATTGCGGCCCGAAGTTCCTGACCGCTGCCGGCGCCTCGACCTCTTCGGAGATGGTGTTGGCGCCGGTCACCGGATCGACCGCGGTGCGCTGCAAGGTCACCGTCTGGCCGTAGCCGGCGATGGCGGCGTCGAGCCGTGAGATGAGGGTCTGCGGCGTCATAGCGACCAGATCCGGTAACTGCACAACAGATATTCGACGCTCGCCGGCATCGCGGTCTTGCTTTCCGTGCTGCCGCCGCCGGTATCCCAAACCTGGGTGATCAGGTCGGGGATCGTCTCGCTGCGCAGCGTCGGGTCGCGGCCATAACCGGAGTGCCACTGCACACCGAGCCACTCAAGCGCGGCGGCCTGCACATCGTCCGGGATCGGGTCGAACCCGGCCGTGTAGTCGATCAGGATCGTGGTGCCGGTCCATTGCGTGACCAGCGCGCCGTCGACCCGGTAGAACTCGCCCGAGTTCGGGTTCACGTCCCAAGCGGTCGCGTCGATGATCGCGCCGTTCTCGGTGATCGTTGCCAAGGGTAGCCCGGTATCGTCGACGGCAATCGGGTTTTGCCGGGTCATCAGCGGATCGCCAGCGGCCAGCCAGTTGTAAACGGCCCGGAACTGGTCGCGATAAACCTGCTGGACGAATACTCGGTCGCAATAGCGGGCGATCGCCGCCGAAACCTGCGTGATGTGCTGCTGCAACGCCGCGTCCTGCGACGTATCGGTCGGGTCGATGCCGAGCGCCGCCTTGACCTGGTCGAGCGTCACCAGATCAAAGTTCGTCGCCGGCGTGATGACGCGGCTGATGCGATAGCGCCCGTCGAGCGGCATTACTCGGCGGCCTCGGCGTGGTACTGCTCGAACAGCACGCGCAGATCGAGCGGTGCGCCGTTGCTGCCGTCCGACATGATCGGCACGGCACGGAATTCGCGCACCGTCCAGCCGGTGATGCTGGCGCCGCGCTCGCCGGCCGGGCCGCGTTCGCCACGGTCGCCCTTCTCGCCGGGCTTGCCGCGGCGGCCGGCTTCCGAGGCCATCGCCCAGCCGTCGCCGGGCAGCGGTCCCGGCGTGTCGCGCTTGGCGCGCCACTCGGCGCCGTGCAAAGTCACCAGATCGAATTTGCGGTAGTCGCGGGCGGCGTCGAACAGGCCGCACACCTCGCCGACATAGGGCACCTCGCCAGACGGCCCAGGAAGCCCCTGGATGCCCGGTTCGCCGGGTGGGCCCGTGATACCCTCGCCCGGCTCTCCGCGCTCCCCACGCTCGCCCTGCGGCCCCGGCGGGCCATCCTGTAGCGATGCCAGCCGCTCGGCGACGGCGCGTTCGATCCGCAGTTCGAATTCGGCCCGGTCGGCGCGCAGCCGCTCGGTCTCGACGGTAAAGGCGAGCTTGAGGTCGCGCTCGATGCGGGCGGCTTGCGCGCCGAGCTCGCCGCCGAGTGCCGCAGCCAGTTCGTCAAGTGCTGACATGCGTGGCTCTCCGTATCGCGGCGATGCCGGTCGCTTTCGCCGCCGCGGTGTCGGCAGGTTTGTTTTCGTTGGCGCCGGCGGGTGGCGCGGCGGCTGGCGCCTCGGGTGCGGGCGTTGCCGGCGGCGGTTCGGCCCAGGCGCTCAGCGGTACGACTTGTTGCTGCACCCGCGGTTCGTCGCCGAATGGCTTGCGCGGCAGGTCTTCGAGCGCGCGCGCTTCGTTGGGTGCGAAAATGCCGCCTTGCACACCGCGGGCGAGCCCCTCGATCCGGTCCTTGAAATTGGCTCGCAATAGCGCGGTGAAATCGAGTTCGAGGTATTCGTCGGGATAACCTTTGAGCCGGAAGAGCCGCCCGATGCCGTCTTCGATCAGGTTGGCGCAGAAGCCGGCGCCGGTGGCGATCCAGAACTGCATGACGCTTTCGGTTGAGCCCTGCGGCCCGGTCGAGCCTTCGAGGCTCAACAGCGGCGGCGGGATGCGGTAGGCGGACGCGATCCGGGTGTCAGCGAGGCGCAGCATCTCGGCAAGTTGCGCGTCGCGCGAATTGATCACCGCCGGTTGCCACTTCAACCCGCTGTGCATGATCGGCGTGCCGCCGAGGTTGGCGCCGGTGGTCTGCGCATTCCATTGCGCGCGGACGATCTTTAATTCGTCCTCGCCAAGGCGTTGATCGGTGCTGACGACGCCGGACGGGCGCCCCTGGTTGGCGGCATAGGTGAGCGCCTGCCGCACCATCGCATCCGACACCGCGACTTCGAGGAGCGAGGCTTCGAGCGGCGAGACGCCGTTCAACGGGTTGCGCGGGTCGGGCAACCGGATGTGCAGCACATCACGCGCCGGCACGGCGTCGAGAAGGTTGCTGCGGCCCGCGAATATGCCGTCGACCACTTCGTTGCCGGCGAGTTGATAGAACAGTTCGCCGTTCGTCGCGACCCGCGGCGCGCAGCTCGACGGGTCGAGAAGATGGATCTCGGCAATCTCGTTGCGGTCGTTGCGCAGCGCCAATCCGTAAGCGGCACCGGCGCCGTAAAGGCTATCGGTGAGATAGAGGAAGAAATCGGCCGGCGATTGGTAGGCGTTGGGCTTTTGCAGGATGCGCGACAATGCGGAGTTGGTGATCCGCTCGCGCCCGCCGTCGCCGGTGCTGAGCCAGTGCGTGCCCGGGCACATCGAGATCGTCTGCGAGTAGGCTGAGCGACAGGCATAGACGATCGCCGACCCACCATAGGGCAGCGGGTCGCGGCCGAGTTGCCACCAGTTCATCGGCCAGTCCGGCGGCACATAGCCGCCGCTGGTCGACATCGTGATCGGCCCGGCCTTCTGTGACGGGCGGAAGATGCGCGTTAGCGCACCCGCCGCCCGCTCGACGAGCGACATTTACGATCTTTCGTGACGCGGCTCGTGGCGCGGCGGCTCCTGGCGCGGCGGTGACGCAGGCCGTGGCGCCGGCTTGGCGGCGGGCGCGGTCGGCAATGCCTCGCCGGTCGCGAGATACGCCTGCTGCGCCGCAACTGAGGGCATCGGTTTAAGGTCCGCCTGCGCCTTTTCGTCCGGGTGCAAGAGCCCGAGCGCGGCGAGGTCGTTTTCTTCCTGGGTTGGCGTCGGCGGCTGTGCCATCCCGTCCGTCGAGGCCAGCGTCATAGTCGTCAGCGTCGCCCGCCGCTCCTTCTGCTGCTCGTATTCCTGCTTCAGTTCTTCGTTTGCCATCGTCTTCGTCCTTCTCAATGCGCCGGCCCCGCAACCACGAGGCCGGCTTCAGCCATGCGTAGGAGCGCACTACCAGGTGACGCCGGTCATCCACGCCACCGGCGCCGGCAGCCGCCGAATGGCCCAGTTCATCGGCAGGATCATGCGCAGCGCGAGCGAGTCCGTTTGGAACATCGACCGCACCGGCGCCGCGACGACGTTCGGCGAGCCCGGCGTCGAGATTTGCAGCGGCGTCGTGTCCTCGAAGTGCAACGTCGCTTGGTCCGACACGTCGAACCGCGGCGTGTCGCCCTGCACCACCATCAGGTCATCGGCATTGATCAGGATGATCATGCCGGCCGGCACCGTCGACGAGATGACGACCGGATAGCCCATCAGCCGGTTGCCGTTGATCTCGGCCTGGAACGGGAAGTCGCCGCCGGCATTCTGGGTCAGCGAGATCGCGATCTGCTGCACCGGGTTCATGATCCACACCGGGTTGGACAGTGAGTTCATGCCCGCCAGGATGCCGACCAGCAGCTTGATGTCGCCGACCAGCGCGGTGAACCCGCCACCCGCGGTCGGCGTCTGACCGGCGACACCGGCACGGATACCGCCCGGCCGCACTGAAGTCGAGGAGGTGGCGTCGATGAACACGGTGTCCACCGCGACGCCGGTGTCGTCCATGATCAGTTGCCGCAGAATCGTCTCGATCTCGGGCGTCGAGTGCTCGGCGATCTCGCGGGTGTAGCTGGTGATGACGGCCATTTTCTTGAGGCCGATGGTCACCGCGGTGAACGCCGCCTGCCGCACCGGGATCGGCGCGCCTTCGGCGACGAACGAGCCGGCGATGGTCGGCGTCGCCTGCCGCGTCGGCATGCTGATCTGGTTGTTGCGGCCGAGCGTGATGTTCATGCCGCGCGAGGCGACCGGCTGAAAGATCGAGCCGGCCATCAGCGCGTTGAACCAGGCGCCTTGCCCGATAACGGCCAATTCAGCGGCCCACGTGCTCGTTGTGGTGGTCGCCGGCGCGGTGGCGGCCCGCTGGCGCCATTCGAAGACGCCCTTGGTCGCCTCGTAATCGCCATAGCTGCCGTAGCACTCGGCGAGCGCCACCTCGAGCGGCAAGCGCTTCACATAGGCGACCGCGGTCGCCACAAACTCGCGAAGCAGATGCTCCTCGGGCGGAATCTCCTTGCGCTTCGGCTGCGCCCACGCCTTGGTCGTCGGCAGCGGCTCGCTCGGCCGGAACACCTGGATGCGCTCTTTCGGCACGGTGATCGGCGCGGCTTCGGAGCCGAGCGCCTTCTCGGCCTCGCCCCAGGCAAAGATCTTGTCTTTCACTTCACCGATCTTGCTCGTCAGCGTGGTCACCTTCGCCACGTCCTCAAGATCCGGCAGGCTCGCCAACTGGTCTTGCAGCCCCACCACTTCCTGCTGGGCGGCTTCGATACGTTCGCTGTAGTTCATTTTCCTGATTCCTGATTTCGGGTCTCCATTGGCTATCCCGCCAGTGAGCCCGCGGGTCGTGGCGGCCTGATCCGGTTCGGCTATCCCGCCGAAGATCATCGCCCGAGTTTCGCGGGAGAGCCCGAGCGCCTTGGCAACCGCCAGGGCATTCGGATTTGCCGGCACCGAGACGAGCGAGCATTCGACCAGCTCGGCCTCGGTGAATCTGAGGCCGCCCGATTTGCCGAGCGGCTCAGCCTTATCGCTGTGAAACCCGACGCTGACGGCGCGCAGCACACCGGCCTTGACCGCGGTGTGTATCTCGCGCAGCCGGTCGGACACCGGGTCCATCAATTCGAGCGAGCCGGTGAGCTGCCCTTTGCGGACGCCGACATCGCGCCACTTGCCGATCGGAAAGCCCGGGTTGTGCCCAAACAATGCGATCGGGTTCGCGCGGAAATTGTCGAGTTTCCAGCCTTCCGGCTCGACGATGTCGCCCATGCGGTCGAGGCTGCCGTCCGACATGACAAATTCCAGCGGGTCGTCCGCCGGCGGCGGCGCCGCAGACGCTTTCAGTCGCAATTCCATGTGATTGCTCCGAACGGGCCACAGCCCGCGGGACTTAGCCGATCAGGGCGTGGACATTGAATGCCGGCGCATCTTCGAGCGGCGCGACGCCGCATAGCTCGGCAAGCGCGATCGCGCCGTCGATCCGCCCGGCCGAGCGGTCCTTGGCGAGCTTCCGATTGCCGGCCGGATCGGATTTCACCACCGCGTTCGCCATACACATCGACAGCACCGGATGCCCGCCATGCGCGATGCGGCCGTTGAGTATCTCGGCCTCAAGCGCGCGCAATGCCGGCGACATGTCCTGATAACCCTGCCCGAACTCGTGGAAGTGCTCGTCGAGTTGGCCTTCGGTAAAGCCCGCCTTGAGCAACCACGGCCTCAAGTGTCTCCAGCCCCACCTGTCAAAGCCGATCTTGCGCACGTCCTGGCGGTCGAACACGCCGCGGAGATGCTCGGCGACATACTCGTAGTCGACGCTCTTGCCGGGCGCCGCCAGCAGATGCCCGTCGCGGTGCCAAACGTCATACGGCACGCGATCCGCCCTGGCCTTTGTCGCGAGCCCGTCGAGCGGCAGCCAGAACGTCGGGTGTATCTGCCACACCCCGTCAATCCGCGCGCCGAGCACCAGCGCGGTGAGATCGTTCACCGCCGACAGGTCGAGGCCGCCGTAAACCGGGTGGCCGTCGAGCGGCAATGGGTCGGCCCCGCACGCCTGCCATAGTTGCCGGCTGATGAAGGGCGCGCTGGCCTCGACGCGCCGGTTCAGGATCAGGTTCTCGAATTCGGCCTGGCGCGACGGCATGCGGCGGGCATCCTCAGCCTGGCTGCGCACTTCCGCCGCATTAAGGAAATCGCCAAAAGCCGGGTTCGCCGCCTTTATCGCTTCGTCGCCGAACGGGTCGAGATCCATGCGTGCGGTGTAGAGCGACACCACGACGCGCGGGTCGTGCGCCGCCAGGCCGTCGTCAATCAACACGCTGAGCAGATCCGCATCGGTCGGCGCTTGCGTTGAGATCACGATCGACAGCGGATGTTCCTGCGCCCCCGTCGCCGTCTCCAATGCCTCGTACATCCGGCTGCGCGGGCCGCGCACTTGCCCTAATTCGTCGTGAACGACGAAGCTGGGCGACAAACCAAACGCGGTCTTGGCTTCGGCGGAAAGAGCGCGGTAGATGGTGCCGAGTTGCGGACACGTTAGTTCCTTTACCGTGTCGCGTATCACAATCACTGCCGCCAGCTTCGGCGAGTTCCGCACAATCGTCGCGGCAAGATCAAACAATAATGCAGCCTGCTTATGTGATTGTGCCGCCGAGTAAAGCTGGCTGTTCGGGCGTGCCTCGGGGCCGCATAAATGCAGCAGCGTCAAAAAGCTTGATAGCGAGGTTTTGCCGTTCTTGCGCCCGAAACTCAAAATCGCGCGTCGTGTTCCTGCCGGATTGTCGTATATCCGCCGAATCTCGGTTTGTTGCCACGGCCGCAGCCTTACCGGCCGGCCGTCGTGCATACCACCGGGAACGACGCAGTATTCGTGAATCCACCTGATAGCCTCACCGGCCCGCGTCAGCCGCGCTTTGCCCACGGCACATCCTCTTGCGCAACCGCCTTCGCCGCCACACGGGCTGCCGTGTCCGGCACATAGCGCGACTGATTGGTCAGCCGCAATTTGGTCGCCAGGTTGATCGTCGCAGTGTTCTCGCGGTCACGCATCCGCAACAGCTTCTCGTAATCGGCGATCATGTTCTGATCGTCCGCCCAATCGGCGGCGAACCTCTGGATGACCTCGTTTATCTCCTCGCCACTGGACCGTCTCCGGCAGTAATCGGCAAGCAACCCCTTCGCAACCGCTGTCTTGAAGAAGCTCGGGTCTTCGCCGGCGACAACCTCGCGCCAAATGGCTTCTTGTCGTGGCGTCAGGTCAAATGGCGGTTCGGCGCGCTCGTTGAACCCGCCGGATACCACAACCGACTTCGCTACGCTAGAATGACGCCCTCGGGTCTTCATGTGTTTGTGCTGTCAGTGATTAGAGTGTTTTCGGGCCAAGGCC